AGGAGTAGGTTTTCTAAATATCTGTCCGTATAATCCACCAAGACCTGTAATTGTTCCTAATGCAGTTTGCCATGGACTTTGTGCTTGTTGTTCTTGATATTGTGGTGCAGCCATTCCCCCAGCAAGACCAGTAATACCTGATGCATACTGTGATAGTCTTCCATAAGGCTCGTAAGCTTGTGCTTGTAATTGTTGTTGCTGTGCATTTAACAATGCTTGTTGGTATCCTTGTTTCATTGAACCAAGATTTCCTAGTGCCTGTATGTCTGCACCCATTCCAGTTCTTGCAAAATCAGATAGACCCATTTGAGCTGAACCTAATCCTAATTGTTGTTTAGCAATTGCTGATTGATTCATTAAATTTTGTTGTCTTTGTCCTAAAGCATCCGTGTAACCTTGTTGTAATAATCCTGCTCTAATTCCAGCTCTGTTAGCTAGAGAGTCTGCATCGTATTGTCCAAGCATTGCACCTTCTCTACCACCACCAAAGTTTCCAGTTCCAACAGCAGCATCTTGAATAGATTGTCTGCCGCCTTGTCTTGATATGTCGTACTGTCTTAAAGTCTCATCGATAACTGCTCCTTGATATGGAGATGTGTAATCTGCTAATTGTTGACCAGTCATTGGTCCTGTTAAAGCACCTAGTCCACCAACAGTAGTTGCTGCTTGACCTGCTGCAGTCTGTGCTGCAGTTAAATAAGGTTGATAAGAACCAACACCTTGTGTTGCTAAACCATATGCTGCTGTTTGTGCAGGATCTTGTCCAGCTACAAACTGTGAACCCATAAACGTAGACGTATCAAGTGGTGCCGAATACGACGCCGTCATTTGACGGGCTAAATCTTTTCCTGTGTCTTGTAAATAATCTGGTAATGCCATTATGCTATCCTTGATTGTAACATTTGTTGTTGATCATACATTGCTTGTGCTCCTTCTAAGCCTTGCGACTCTTCAGAAATTTCTCCACCTGCTTCTAAGTTATCCATCATATTTTGCATAACTTCTGAACCAGCGTCAATGTCTCCACCGCCAGCAGCTCTCACTGCATCAGCTGTAAAAACGAATTCATTTTTGCTCAATCTAGCTGGTACATCATCTGCTCGCTCTTTTCCACCTATTTCTACAAAGCCACCAGTCTCTCTATAGTCTTTTTCTTGACCACCTAGGTCAATCATTTCTGATGCTTCTTCAGTTTCCATGATCCCACCTTCTTGTTTACCGGGTCTTTTGTACATACGCATAGCTGCTTGAGGGTTATAAGCATACTCATCTTCGTCTTCACTCATGGGTCCTCCAGCATACGCACCTATTCTTCCACCCTTAGCAGCCATAGCTACTTCTTGTGGTTGCTCCATACCAGCACCTTCTGGTTGCTGTTGTTGTGCCTGCATTACTGCTTGTACGAATTCTTCAAAAGATAATGTGCCACCTTGGTTTTTATATTTTACATATTCTGCCATAAGCATTTGTTCTATTTGTTCTTGGCCTGCTTCTCCGCCATTTAATAATCCAACTCTTCCACCATCAGCTGCATAAAAATTTTGATCTACAAATTGTTTATTAGGCATGAAAGCTAAAGTGCTTGCGCCTGGATTTGTGTAATAATTTCTTGCTTGATTTCTTATGTCTGCAATACTTGAAGGAACTGACGTCCATGATTCTTCAATTTCTTCTTCTTCATCACCTTTACCCATTAAGAATGGTGCTGCTACTGCGCCTGCTCCTAAACCTAAGAGACCCATTTTACCTAAACTTAAAGCACCTTTATCATTTCTAATAAGGTTACCTAACATTCTATCTTTACCAAACCAGCCACCCATTCTCATTAGTCCTTGTTTCATAGCCGAAGGCGCAAATCTTCCTAAAAAACCTGTGCCTCCTCCTAAAGAACCTAAACCAAATGCACCTAGACCACCTATTAAAGCAGCCTTACCTAGTGGGCTTTTAACAATTTTCTTAACACCACGAACAGCTTTCTTAACTAGCTTACCTAATCCATAGTTTTGTCTAGGGACATCTAAGCTTCCTAAGCCACGTTGTATTTGTTGGGGTTCTTGCATTCTTGAAATTGCCATAATTTTACCTTAATCTCCTAGCTTATTACGTTTTGCTCATTAAATCAAGAGGTGGCATGATGACTTTTACATCTTGTGCCATGTCCTCATTCTTATAACCTTTAGTTTCCCAGTCTTTTCTTTCCTGAAAAAGCTCGCCAGTTTCCTTGTGTCTGTAGGTTAATTCAATCGTTGCATTCTTTATTTCCATTAGTCAGTTTTCTCCTTTTTAATGTTTAAATAACTGATGGTAATAACTACCCCATCACTTACCGTTCCTGCTGTAGTAGCAGCTAATACCTTGCCTCCTTCTACTATCATAGGATTTGTTAGTATTTCTACACTAGCTGCAGTGGATAATGTTTGAGTATGTATTACTTCAAAAGCATTATTCGTAATAGTTATAGTAGGTGCATTCGATCCTGATTTATTAGTAACATGTAGAGATTTAACAATGATAGTTTCGTTATCTCCTGGCTCTAAAAGATTATTACTTTCAGCTGCCGTTACTGTTTTACCATAAAATTTATATTCGTTTACTACTGCCATTATGAATCTAGAAAGAAGCTTTTAGCTTCTATCTCTTGTTTAACTTCATCTTGAAATGAAGAGTTTAATTTTGTGATCACACCATCAAGGTCCCTGACCAATGATTGTAGATTAGATCTGCTATATTCTTCTTCAGCTCTAGTTAATGATTGTACGATCTTTGCCATTATAATATACTTGCTAGTCCTCCTAGATTTAAATAGACTCTTCCACCAGTTGCCATTAACTCTTTTCCACCTATTCCTCCGGGTCTACCTCTCCTTTCCTCACTTCTATCTTGAACCATATTGTCAACTATTTCATTATAAGTCATTCCCCCAGTTGCCGTAGGTGTATTTTCATTATCATATTTCATTTTGTCGGCAATTGCTTTGTTAGCAGCCAAATAATTGGCCTCGTCAATTTCTTTTTGTAACTCTATATCAGCTTGTTTATCTTTTTCTTGTTTATAGTTACGCATTTTTGCGGCTTCTATCATTTGTTTGTATTTAAATCCTAAATTTCCCTTATGTATTGCAGAATGTCGTTTCCCTTCTTCATCTATGGCTTCTTGTATTTCTGCATCAGTCATCTGATCAAAACCAAATCCTTTTGCTAATTCTTCTTGTCCTTCAAAATATCCTTTAGCTCCAAAGTTTTTACCTGTTAAAGTTTTAAGTCCACTAGAGCCTTCAAATAACATTCCTTCACCTGCTAATTGATTATAGGCCCCTTTTTCTATCTCATCCAGACCACCCATTTTATATCCTGAAAGGGTTCCTCTATTTTTATTCATTATTTGATTTTCTATAAAATCTAATCCAAAATTTCCGCCGGGAATAAAAGTTGCAGCGGCTCTTACCCATCCAGGCACTTCTTTTTTGTAGCTATATGTTTCTCCGGTTGGACTAGCTGAAGGATCTTCAAATTGTCTTCCCACACCATACTGTTGAATATTACCAGGAAGGCCTCCTTCATATCCGGGTGCACCATATTGACCATATGCAACGGGATTTATAGCAGTACCATAACCAAAAACATTTCCACTAGGGTTAAAAGAACGCGCACTATTAGTAAAAGCATTAGTATTAGTTATTCCAAAAGATTGAGGAGGTAACTGTGAGTCATAGGAAAGATTCTTTTGTTCGTAAGGATTTAATCTAAATTGTTCCATAGGAACATATTTATCTCCTCCTTCATATATACTTTTATCAACTCCTGTATAAAAAGTAGCCATTATCTTCTTCCTCCTGGATGTATGTCTAATCTAAACGTACCTAGTTTCCAGTCTTCAGACGTTGCTGTATTTGCAACTGTCATAGCAATTGATCTTGCTCTTAATCTTGTGTCTTTTTTAGTTGTAGTTTTACTCACACTGTAGTCGGTAGTAGTTCCGGAACTATGTGGATAGTCTCTAGTTGTAAAACTAATTTGTGTATTACCTGTTTGTGAAATAAAATCTGGTATAAATCTGCTTATTCTCATTATAAATTCTCCATCTCCTCTAAGGTCAGGCATACCTACAATTTGTCCACCGCCTCTAGCTGACTTTTGAGTAATGTCAAAATCCCCTGAGGTAATGGTTCCAATCACAGCAGTGGTAACACCACCGGCTACTACTTGATCGGTCCCTGTATCGTGTTTATAATATATAGTACTTCCATCCGTATTACCAGTAACATCGAACGAAGCATTATCACTTGCGTTATAGTATGTAGCATGTGGTTTATTAAAAACAGAGGAATCGGCCCATGCTGTTCTCGGTAGAGTACCTGTTGTCCAGATAGGTCTTTTAAGGGTTGAGTCTAAGTAGTTATAAGTAACCACTCTATCAACCGCATCCGAAGCTGAAGTACAATAAAACCATTGGATTTCTCCAAATAAATTATTTAATCCTGCATTAACTAGGTCTCTAGAAGTTGAGTTTAAGTCGTCATAAACATGGTCCTCTACTAAACAAGGTAGTGATTTTAACTGACCATCGTATGCAAAGAATCCATTTTCCGACATCCAATAGGCTGTACCATCCACCTCCATACAAGCATTTTTACCAAACAATCCACAGTTAGTTCCCACCTGTTCAAATGAGAAAGTAAAGGGTTGACCAACGAATTTCATCAGGAACAATGCAGTATCTGTCCATACATAGATTGCATCCCTACCTTTGATAGCCCCCATAATTTTAGAACCATCTGCAAGTCTTTGTGTGCCTGCGGTATTGTTTGCTTTAACTGTATAAGAATCTGTTGCGTCAATACTCTCTTGAGAAGAGAATCTAATATACATATCGTCTTGAGTTGATGTTGTTCCAATTGTTGTTTCTGTTCCAAAGAACACTAAGTGTCTGTCCGGTGTAGATACTAGTACATGACGCGATGCGGTAGGTGCATTTGCTAAGATGGTAGCTCTTGTAGAAACAGCACCGGCTGCCGCTGCGTCCCATTCAAAACATGCTCCATTATATATTAGTGCAATTAATTTTGTTCCATAGTTATCTAATACCCATAAACCAGGGTCAATTGTAAAGTCAGCAGAAGAAGCTTCGCCCCATGCTACATAGTCTGATATGTTTAAAACACTAGCGCCTCCACTATGTGTTGCTTTGGTTGTGCCATTAACTTCTCTAGCGCCTCCGCTTAAAATATTAGTTGTCGTATTATTAGATGTAAAACTTATATCTTCTGATCCAATTCTAATCTCACCTGTAGTTGGAAAAGCCGCAGAATTGGTTAAAGGAATATCGGTTACAGTATCATTAATAGTAGAAGCTAGTGTTGTAGTTGCTGGTCCTAAAGCTGTACCGCCCCATAATGCTGTACCCCAACCATAACCACCTAACTGTTGTGCCGGTCCTACAGGATAATAACATAATACAGAAGCACTTCCACTTAACGATAAAGCTGTCCCTGATTCCGCAGTATCCATTGTAATTGTAAAAGTAGCTGTTGTAGGAACAGACGTTACCATAAATTTTATGTCTTCAAAACTAGCGTCGGTATAAGTAGACCCTACAGCAGTGACCCCACTTACGTTGTCAAACTTAACAATATCATTTTCACCTAGACCATGAGATCCAGTACACGTTACCGTAACTGATTTCTGTGAAGAAGTACTTGTAAATTTTGCACCTGTTAAAGTAGTTCTAAGAGGATGGATGTCATAAAAAACTCCACCTGAATAAACATATAAAATTCTATTAGTTCCTATAGCTGCGTATTTAATACCAGCGTTATCATCCCAATGATGAAGAGCTCTGGCTGCACCGGTTAACTTGTCGTCACCTAGTTGAATCCAACCACCTATTTTTTCTGGGGTACCATATCTAAAACGAACATTGTCGCCATCATACCATTGTCCCTCGGCCCCGGTTTGGGTAACTTGTTTGTTGAATCCAGGTAAAAAACCTAATTTTTGTAACATATAACTCCATATTATGTATTCCTTATTGGTGGAATACCTAACATCGGCCTTTTGTCGAACCTGTTCTTTTCAGCAAAAGGACCATTTACATGGTTATAATGAAGAAATACTTGTCCGCAAGTATTACCTTCAAACGGTTCTCTCCAATGCTCTAATTCACATCCACTATATACTAGCATATCACCAACATCAAGCAGGACTTTTGTGCCTGGAGGGGCATTAGGTTTATGTATTTGTTTGTGTTCATGTATAACTGTGTCAGCTCCTGTCCCATCTATAAATATAGGCCAAGGGTCACCACCTAGATGTAATGTTGTAGATATTTCACAGCTCGGTCTGTCCTTATGTTTTTTTAAAATATCTCCATTTTTGTATAGTCTTGCGTAAGAATACGTAGGAATTAAATTTAACCCTGTCTCTTTAGCCATTACTGGAAGCATCTTAACTAACAATGTTTCCATAGCAAAGTCTGCATAGCAAGAAAACGTATTAGGTATTTGTTCATCGGTCCAGGTGCCCAGCATACCATTGTCATAGGTTATGTTGTTTTTATACATCCAATCTACGGCATCTCGTTTAAGAAGAAAATAGTTAAAAATAAAGTTAGCTAGCTCGTAGCTAAGGGCCCCTTTAATTACTTGATATTTATTAAATTTTTCCATGTCTCTGTGGGTTTTTTGGCATTACTTCACATATAACACCATTTTCCTTTTTTATAAGTAGGCCTTCCTTACTATGAAACAAGTCAATTATCTCTTGTTCATTGTTAATAGGTCTTCCTTCTATATCATTATTAGTGGGATCCAATAGTCGGACAATAGCACGTATTAATTTTAAACC